GGCAATTCGTGTCCCTACGATTAGTAACTTACCATTTTTACCCAGACGGGTAATAACTTCTTTTTGTAACCAGTTGATTTGCTTTTCATGTTCATGTGCGTTTGCTGTAGTAATACAGTCATCAAGAATGATGAGGTCAGCACGTGCTCCATAAATCTGCCCACCCATACCAAGTGCTTGGATGGTGGGGTCCTTCTCGCTAGAATTTCTAGCATCGCTCCCAAGATAAACGGTGTCAACTCGCCAAGTGTCTGAATCCTCTTTCCAACCACCTTCGGGGCCAAAAGTTGTTTGCAACTTTAACCAGCGTGGATGGGAGAGTCTCTGCTTGATTGCGTACACGAACTCACGTGCTTTGACTAACGTTTTTGAAACCACAATTATGCGGACATTAGGATTGAGGGCGATGCGATATGTGGAGTAGTTTACGGTGACCACCGTACTCTTGGCGTGCTCAGGTGGCACGTTAACCAATAGACGGGTTGGGTCGTTCTTTTCGTAAACCATACTAGGGTGGAGCCATGAAGGCTCCCTATCTTCTAGTAAGTCAATCCAATCTTGATGGTGTGGAAACAATCTTTGATTTAAAAAAATTTGCGAGAACTGAGGGAAGTCTATCTCTTCCTTGGGGATACCTAGGGCGGCAAGGGAAGCATCCTTTGCGGTTGCCTTGGCCTCTGTTAAGTCGGCAGCAAACTTCTTATCCCTGAGGCACCAGATTCTTACTGTGTCAGGTTTCTTGCCACACATTTCCATGGCTTTGTGAACAGAGTGGCCTTCGGCCACTAGGGCTAAAACTTTAGCCTTTGCTCCTGCCATAGCCAAAGATTGAGGGTTGTTTCCCTCTTTTGTAAATGTCATAGTCCTGTCCCGTTTTCATCAGTTGTAACAGTAATTAGATACAGCCTGTAACGCAAGTCCCTCAAGGACTTGCTACTGTTAAGAAAAGAAACAGCCTCTATATAGTATAATCTGTCCAAACAGGTAAAACGGACGTTTTAAAAGAAAGTATTTTTTAAAGCATGCAAAAAACCTATACAAATTAGGACATATTAGGACACTGTATATACTGCTACTGCTGTACGGGAAAATCTTTTATGTAGATACATATACATACTCAGCCCAGTATTAATCAATCTGGGGTCAAGATTAGAACAGTATAAGACTTTACAGAGCCTTCTTGTACAGTACAGATGGACGCTGAGCGGACAGCAGTCTTCGGCGCCAGTGCAAGCACAATGGGCGCCTCAGTTAAAACTAAAAACAAAATCAGAACTGGTTGCTATGTCAGTTCCTTGTGCATGCTCTAAGCCTCATCTGCAACTCTGCGCTGGAATGCCTTTGGCATTCGCAGAATTGCAATCGGCTAAGAGTATTGGTGTTCGCTCCAAGCGTTACGGTGCACAGCCCCTACACGCAATACGCTCACCTACCAACACACACAGTCGGACGCAGGCCACGGCTCTCACTGGCTATCGCCAGTTTCTGTTCGAGCCTACACTCGTAGCCTACCTCGCTCTGGCTCGGCTTAACGGCTACTCGCAGCCCGCTTAACCCTACTCCTTTGTCAACGGCTTCGAGCAGGGGCATATGCTCCTATGGCTGACTCGCGTTACCACGCTCGCCCATGGCTAACGCCATGCGTGTAACAGCCATATACAGTCGCACTAGATTATGCCCCGAACTACGCTCTCGCCTTACCGCTTCGCTTCGCTCGCTTTGACATTCGGAGCACGGGATACCGCCAGTATGTGCTGGTGAAATATATAGAATAGGAGATAGAAATGAATAATGAAATCATAGTTCAAAACCAACTTACCCTAATGAACGAATGCTTCCATTGTCAGCAACTGAATGAACTATGCGCCGACTGCCTCGAAGCCAAAGAGGCTCGAGACGCAGTCATCGCCAACCAACTGGTTGATGAGGACATATACAGATACAAGCCAATGTATACCAGCATGAGCAAAATCCAAGATGAGCCTTCGGCTCATGACTGGATTTCAAGTGAGGTAGTGACTCATGTAGAAAAAACAACCATTGATAACTACGATAGAACCAATGGTATAGAAATCAAGACTATCAGGGCTGAATTCTTCGAGCAGTCCTCATGGCTCATAGACAGGCTCTTCGACTTGGAGGATTCTATCGAACTCCAAGTCTTCGAGTGTATATGCTCTAATTGCCACTATACAATAAACAAACACGCAGTTTGTCCTAACTGCAACTAACTAACCAAGGCGACTCCCCTACACTTCGTGATAGGGGAAGCCGCCCCAATCAGATAAAGGAGATACAGAAATGAATACATTCACATACACAGAGTCAATCCTTAAGGGTGTCCGTGATTACCAGTCAGTAATCAAAGGCACGGTGGTTGACCGTAGAGATGATGTGCAACCAGATGGTTCCACAAAATCCAAGTTCGTATCCGCTCGTCAAGTAACATTCACTGACCCAATTTTGGTGGAGTTCGTTCGCCAAAATTTCAATGCTACATCTGAGTACAAAGTCAATATCACTGGCTATGAAACCAGCACTTACTCCGAGAAAAACGAGAAGTGGTACGATAACAAAATCGTTACTGATATAGCACTAGTATAACAATCAGGCAGGGTGGGGGCTTAGGCTCTCACCCTGCCTACCTTTTTTTTTACAGGCTGAGGTAGTTGCAACGGAGCGCTACTAGTTGAACTGAGCACATTACGAGTCGAATAGGAGATAGTATGTATTTAGATACAGGAACAATGATTGGAATTATCATAGCATTAGTTAGTTGTATGCTTGCATTATGCTATGCATTCTATATAATCAGGCTACAAGATAGACACATTGAGCGTCTAACTAGGAACAACTACGAGAGAACAAGAAGGGATATCAATGCGTAGCAGAGAGGAACTACTTAAAATTAAAGAAGCCTTTGCATATGCAATGCTTGACCTGCTTGATGTATACGATGAGTTACTTGCAACAGGCAGAGTATATGTAGATGAACCTACAGTTAATGACCTTCTAAAAAATGATGAGGAATCAAATGCTTGATGAGGATACCCCACAATGGGAGCATACCGTGTGGATACTAGCCAAAGTTAGATGCCGAACCACACATATAAACATAGACACAGCAGGTGATGAGGCCCTTGATGACCCCAGCAATTGGTATGTAGTAGAGTTTGATAAGGGTGTAAAGCATGGCCAAGAGATTGTTAGGGTGAGATGATTGACAACTTCATTATCAATTCATACCTCACGCCATCACAAACCTGGACATTCCTCATACTCTTTGGCTATATCACATGGAGGTTTATTAGATGAAAAGGATATTAGCAGGGTATTTGAGTTGGCTACTGGCGTTCTTATCAGCGCCATTCTTTCCGACTCCAGCCTACGCAGTGGCAGTGGCAACACAGTTGGAAGCCAACTGCTTAAACGACTTAACACTTTGGACACCACGAACAGCCAAAGCATACGCCAAGGCCCTAATCAAATGGGATTACCCACATTGGAACAGGTCTGAGTGGGTAGCACTAGAAAAACTTTGGACCAAAGAAAGTAATTGGCGGCATCAAGCAGACAACAAAGAGTCTACTGCTGGTGGTATTCCACAGATACTAGGACTTGACCCAAAAACGCCAGCCCCGTATCAAATTGAACGGGGCTTGGCTTACATCGAGCACCGTTATGAAAGACCATCAGTTGCATGGGCACATTGGCGTGCCAACGGATGGTATTAAGTTTGGCATAGTGAACCAGCGTAAGGAGTAACCCTCTGAAAAGCAGCGTAGTTTATGCCAAAAATTCGCACCATCTGGATAGATGATTATGGAAGGTGGGTTGTTCCGCTACCTGCGAACACGGAACACTAACAACTAACAAAGGAGATAAAATGGCAAGAGGAAACGGCAAGACAATCAATGTCAAAATACCTACAGTTAAGGTAATCGCAGCATTGGAATCTAAGTTAACCCAGATTAAGGGTGACTATGCAAAGCAAGATGAGAATGAGAAAAAATATCAGAAGCAAATGGAAACTTGGAGAAAACAAGTTATTAAATTTGCAATGGACAATGTATCAAAGGCTGAGAATCTACGCACTAACTATCGTGCATGGAACTCAACACTTAATGTTGACTTCGATTTAATCATTAGTCAAGATGAGTTTCCTAAAGAACCAAGTCGTGATTATGAACAAATGAACTCACATGCATACGAAGAAATGGTAGAGGAAATCAACAGCACCATTCGTATCCTTAAACTTACTGATGAGGAAGTGGTGTCAACATCTACTTACAATTCAATAGCCCGTTACTTGTAGCAAGACGGGCGTCCGCCAGAAGGGGCGAGACGCCCTCAGACAAAGGAGATAAAATGATAGAGATAGACTACAATCCACTTCGCACTGAAGTTAAGGATGAGTTGATTAATCAAGAAGGTAAATACAATCCAGAGGACCGTGATACAAATGTTCGTATTGTTGAGGACATTCGTAAAGCAATCGATGGACTAGCAGATGGTGTTATACCATCAGCCAAACATATAGCAGAAGTAGCCATTGCTACCAATGACAATCTAAATATCCGTGACTTCTTAATGGGTGTCCAATTAGAAAAGGACATTGATTATGTAGGTGAATACATATCATTACTTGGTAATGTTGTTGTTAAGGATAAAGCAGTTCCATTAGCCACAGTATTTTGTGGATACCTATATCAAACCGAAGAAGTAGAACTAGCCAAGACTATGTTGCTTGATGTGCTTACTCTTAATCCAGAGTATGCATTAGCAAAATTATTAAGCAGAGTCTTTGCAGCAGAGTGGCCAGCAGGAAGTTTCAAAGAGATGGCTGAACAACTACACTCAAAGGTTGTTGATTCTATTTACTCAATAGAGGTACAAGAGGTGTCAGATGACAACTGATACACTCATACACGGAACTGCACGCAAAGCAGCATGGCACAAAGCAGGTGTAGCAGTAGAGGCTACATCAGCCAGTGAGGTAGCCAGTCAAGCAGGATTAGACTGGTCAGTATCATTGCATGATATAACTGCAACCTATACAATTCCAGGTGAGAATGGAATAAATTTGGTTAAAGATTATATTCCAATTGAAAACAAAAAAGCAGTTATTAAAACAGACCCATATGGACAGACATCTGCCATTGGTGTAGTAGGTAACCGCTACAAAGTATTTCAGAATGCTGAAATCTTTAGCACACTAGATAATCTTATTGACTCTAGTGGTATTAGATACGCAGCAGCAGGTGAGTATGATGGTGGTGCAAAAGTTTGGATGCTAATGGAAACTCCAATGGAGATGACAATAGCCAATGACCCACACTCAGCCTTCTTACTAGCCAGGACCAGCCATGATGGCAGCAGTTCAGTCATAATTAAACCAGTGATTGAGCGTTTATTTTGTATGAATCAAATCAATAAGATATATAAAAACAAGAATAAATATACTTATAGTTTAAACCATACAAGCAACGCAGTGCTATCAGTATCAGAGATTGCTAACATCATACAACTAACCTATGATATGGCTAATGATTACACAGCGTTGGCTGATACTTTATTAGACAGACAAGCAAGCCATGAACATGCTAAGAATTATTTCAAGCGTGTGTTTGGATTGCCTTCTAAGTTAGAAGAAGCACCATATGAACTGCTATCTACAGGTGAGAAAAAACAATATACAAATGCTATGAACGCTAGAAACTTAGCATTCAATATCTATTCAAAATCACCTACCCAAGAAAACATACGAGGCACTGAGTTTGGTATGTGGCATGCAGTTATAGAGTGGGCTGACTACAATGCTAAGGGCAAGAACCTTGCGATTAGCACAATGGCTGGACGTAATGATAGTATTAAATCCAAAGCCCTTGAATTATTGGGAGTATAGTTATATGATATCCCAGTATAAAGAATGCAATGTATGTAGACAACAGAAGCAAGTAGTATCTGAATCATTATTTGCCAATGGTTTGTATGGCTATTGGTGTGATGACTGCGATAAAGCAGAGGGTGCTACATATCCACAAACATCTATAAAAATATAAGGAGATAGAATGACAATGTATTACAGTGAAGTAGATGGTGCTGAACCAACAGTATCCATCCAAGTATCAGGTACCAAGTATACCTTTACCAATGAATCTCTTACAAGATTAATAGAAGAGAAAGAGAACCTGAAGGTAGAAGTAGCCCAAGCCGAACGTAAAGTTAAGAGTATGGGCTGGGATGTACGAGAGTTCTTTGAGTCAAGAAAAGAAGGCAACAATATTAATGAAGATATATGTTGCTCAATTGAAGACATAAATGAATTGCTTAGAGGTCTAGGAGTAGACCAACTAACTACCACTTGGTCAGCAACAATATTTATTACAGCCACAATTACAGGTATAGATGCACCAGATAAAGAAACAGCAGAAGAAATGGCTAAAGATAATATTGATGTTACCTACAATGATGATGGCGACATCTGGGTAGACGACATTGAGATACAGTCAGTACATCCTGAAGCATAGTATGTGATATACTAATCTTGAGTGCCCTGGTTTCGGCTATCTCCTTTCTCAGGGCAACTCATAAAAGGAGAACATGACATCAATAGAAATAGATAGAGATAGGTACGGTAGACCATTGATAGTGCCACCTAAAGGTGGCAAAGCAATAGCCTATACAAGAGCAACCACAATTGCTAACTCATTAGATGATGCATCAGCATTAGTAGCATGGAAAATGCGGATGGCAGCAATCGGGTTGACTACACGACCAGATATATTATTATCTATTAGTGCAGCACAAGAAGATAAGATGGCAGTTAACTCTTTGATTGAAGATGCTATGCAAGTAGCAGGTGCAAACAAAGCAGCCAACATCGGAACAGCAATCCATTCATTTGCTGAACAATTAGATTTAGGGCATGACCTAGGTGCGGTACCAGCAGAATGGTTACCAGATGTTAAAGCCTATGAACATGCAACTAAAATTCTCAACAACAAATTCATTGAACAGTTCAGTGTGCTAGACAAATACAAAGTTGCTGGTACACCAGACAGGGTTGTTGAGTATAAAGGCGAGTTGTTTATTGCAGATATTAAAACTGGTCGCATAGACCATCCAAGTAATATCGCAATACAGTTAGCAATCTATGCTAACGGCTTGCCGTATGATGGTGCTACGGCAACCCGTAGTACATGGGGCGAAGTGAACAAAGACAAGGCAATCATTATCCATCTACCCGCAGGAACAGGCACGTGCAAGTTAATGTGGATAGATATTAAAGAGGGCTGGAAAGGTTTACAATTAGCCATGAAAGCAAGACAGTGGAGGGACCAGAAAGGTCTGACCACTGAATTTGAATAGGAGAATGATGAGTAGTACAGAATCACCAATCAGTATCAATCTCAAAACAGCAGCAGGTACGCAGATAACTTTGCGTGCAGATACAGCAGACCAATTTGCTGACATGATTGCACAAGGTATACATACAATTACCGATGCAGTTACTGAAGTAGAACTAGCAGTCAAAGGAACAACAGGCAACAAGCCTATGTCCGTGGCAGATATTGCTTCTAGTTTTAATTCAAACATCTCATCCACAGAATCAGGTGGAGAAGAAACAGTAGAAGATAAATGGGGTAACACTTGGGTATACAACAAACCAGGTGCACCATCATGTGAACGTGGAGTTATGGTTCTTAAGTATGGAAAAGCACAAAGCACAGGCAAGCCATACAAAGCATTCTATGACCCAGCAGCAGGACCTAACTGGTCAGGGCCTAAAATCCCAGCAGAACTACGTACTAAGCCAATCTTTGCTTAGTGTCTGATAGAAAACGGGGCGTAGATAAAGTGCTACGCCCCGTTTCTAATAAAGGAGAGCAATGAAAACATTAATTAGAAGTGTTAACAATACTAATGTAGGTGGCGAGCCACTACCAGCAGTGTTTAAAGTATTTGAAAACGCAGGTATGATATTACGCAGAGCAGAAGTAACAGTCATAGCAGGTACACCTGGCGCAGGTAAGTCATCAATTGCTCTAGCAATTGCAGCAAAAACTAAACTACCAACCCTTTACTTTAGTGCGGATACTAACGCACATACAATGGCAATGAGATTAATTGCAATGACTGGCAACATCAGCCAACAGCAAGCCGAACAGTTAATCAAACGGCAACCAGACAAAGCAAAAGAAGTATTAGGTAATGGCAACCACTTGTTCTGGTGTTTTGAATCCAGCCCCACACTAAAAGATTTAGATGAAGAAGTATCAGCATTCGAAACTATATGGGGCAGAAGCCCAGCACTTATAGTTGTAGATAATCTTATGGACATAGCAATGGATGGACACGATGAGTTTGGTGGTATGCGTGCAGCCATGAAAGAACTTAAGTATCTAGCCAGAGATACAAATGCAGCACTACTTGTATTGCACCATACTAAAGAAGGATATGAAGGCAGTCCGTGTCAGCCAAGGTCATCTATCCAAGGGCTAGTCAATCAGATACCAGCAATGGTATTGACTATTGGTCAGATGAAACAAGCAGATATGAACTACCTATGTGTAGCCGCAGTTAAGAATCGCTATGGCAAAGCCGACCAAACAGGCAACAACTATGTTACTCTCGCATTTAATCCTGAGTCTATGTATCTAGATGATGTCATAGTCAGGTACATGCCACCACATCAGGAGGAATTAGAGTGAGTAACCCACGCAAAGCAAAAGGTTCTAGCGCAGAAAGAGATGTAGTTAATTGGTTAAAAAAATGGTTTCCATACGCAGAACGTAGAATAGCAGGGGCACATCTAGACAAAGGAGATATAGCAGGAGTTAACGGTGTAGTTATAGAAGTAAAGAATCATAGACGAATAGATTTATCTGCATGGATAAAAGAATTAGAAATAGAAATAAAGAATGACAAAGCATGGACAGGCGTAGTATTACACAAACGTATAGGTAAAGGAGATGTAGGAGAATGGTATGCAACAATGCCAGCAAAATTATGGATAGAATTAATCAATAAAATCAATGATAAAACATGATGTATCTGGCTATCTACTACACGTAGGCGCCACCCTGCCAGCAGTTGGGCATGGCTGGCGCAAGATGAAGTGTCCTTTTCATGGTGACAAGCATGCATCAGCAGCAATAAACTATGATGACAATAGATTTAAATGCTTTGGCTGCGAAGCACAAGGCGATGTATATGATTTAATAATGTATAAAGAAGGAGGTAATTATATTGAGGCTGTCAAATTCGCAGAGAGCATATCTCTTGCAGGCAACAGACCAGTACAAAAAGGATTTACATCTGGCAGAAAAGTATCTTTCAACTCGGCATCTATCGGTAGAAGAGGGCAGAACATTTAGTCTGGGTGTAGTGGCAGACCCATTGCCAGGACATGAGGCATACAGAAATAGATTAGCAATCCCTTACATCACACCGTCAGGTGTAGTTGATATACGTTTTAGAAGTATAAACAATAACGAAGACCCAAAGTATATGGGTGTACCTGGGGCTAAGACTACGATGTTCAATGCACAAGTAGTACTAACGGCAGGTAGTTATGTATGTGTAACTGAAGGTGAAATTGACACAGTTGTTTTGTCAGTTAAGACAGGGCATCCATCAGTTGGTATACCTGGAGTTAACAACTGGAGACCATACTATGCCAAGATACTAGACGACTTTGAAACAGTAATCGTATTAGCAGACGGTGACAATGCTGGCTTAGAGTTTGGCAAAAGACTAAGCCGAGAACTACATAATGTTAACCTATTGCAAATGCCAGAAGGGCATGATGTTAATAGTATTATTGTGCAAGAAGGAAAGGAGTGGATAGATGAGCGAATTAAAAAATGTTTGGGACAGCAATGATGACTTCTGGAATTTTATTGGAAACAATAAAAAGTTAGTTGGCATCGCTATCTCTGGCAATCAAGGGCTAGACATACTCAATGCACTAAGAGATATCTATCTAACTATACAAGAAGAACCACAAGATGCACTCAAGATGCTTACACTATTAGGCACAGTTATATATGCAAGCAGCATAGGAGAAGGCAAAGAATTTGCCGATGAGATACAGGTAGTATCAGCCATGGAACAATTCGATACCAGCATGAAGGAGATGTTAGATGAAAAACCCAAGTGATGTTGATGTAATCCTCAACGAACTGCGTACTATTATGATGAAGAAGCAGGAAGATTACGGACCTTTGAACATCGCCCTTGCCCCTGGCGGTGCGATGAATGGGCTGCGTGTGAGGATGTATGACAAACTGGCTAGATTAAATAACATGGCTGGTAAGGACGCCACGCCCAATTTTGAATCAATTGAAGATACCCTTATAGACCTGGCTAACTACGCTATAATCGGACTATTGGTACAAAGAGGACAGTGGGAAGGCATTAATTAGTGTGGAAAATTAGAAGTCCATTTTATTGGATAGATAGACCTAAACAAACTTTACTTGTAGTTTGTTATCGTTGTTCTAAAAATTTTGAATTACATATAAATAATGTACGAGTATATAATTATTGTGGTAAATGTAAATAAATGAATCAAGAGTGGGTACAAGAATATGATTTGCTTGTGTCTACGCTTGGCATGGAATATTCCAAAAAATATTCTATAGTTGAACCATCTGATATAAAACAAATACTATGGATGTGGTTTGTTACACACCCCAAAAAATATAAAGAGTGGTCTGAGTTACCACCAAAGGATAAAGAAAAATTAATTGCTAAGTCATTACGCAACGCAGCCTTAGCCTATTGCGAAAAAGAAAAAGCCCGTAAGTTTGGCTACGATATGGCTGACCTTTACTACTATGACCCGTCAGTCATCGAAGCATTTTTGCCATCTATTTTGGCAGATAGTTATGAGATACCAACTAAAATTAAAGACCTTAACTTTCAGTTTGGTAAATCAGGAGAAGTTACAGATGGAAATAACTGGCTAGTTCTTAGGTCAGACATAGAGAAAGCATTCAACCAACTAGCAGAGGCTAAACAAAATATTTTAAGGCTAAGGTTTACAACGGAGAACTGTGAGTGGAGTGAGTTAGGCAAAGAACTAGATACATCGGCTGATGGTGCACGCAAGCGAGTCGAACGTGCAATTAATTCATTGGTTAGAATCCTGGGTGGATGGCGTACCTTTAATGATACAGATGTAGTACTAGATAAAAATGAAGATGAAGAAACCAATGACCCAGGAACCTAAAGAGATAAAAGAATTGTTTAAGAAAGATTACACCAATGCTATGGACCTACGTGGTCATCCTATTGGAGACATATGTATATGTGGCTCAGAATTATTTACAATCATAGCAGCCTTTGAGTATGGAGAAATATGTTTTTACTTTTTAGATGGTGAATGTGTAGACTGTGGCTCACTAGTAACCTTACCTACACCTCTAGATAATATAGGAATGGATTGTGATTAATGCCTTACTATGATTTTGAATGCAAAGTATGTACCAAGTTAGTAGAGATTGATGAACCTATACCACCAACTTGCACAAGTTGCGGAGCGGTCATGGTTCGTATATGGTCAGCAGTACCAACCCATTTTAAAGGAAGTGGATTCTACTCAACAGGGGGCTAATGAGATTCAGCGATAGGCCAGCATGTGATGGTATCGATACAGAATTATTCTTCTCAGAAGACAAAGGTCAGCATACACACTTTGCTTATATCAAAAGGATATGCGATACTTGCCCTGTACTAACCGAATGTTTTGACTATGCAATAGAGAATCTAGTACATGGAATATGGGCAGGAACTAACAAGAAAGAAAGGGATAAGTACAGAAGTAAACATGGGATAATTGGTAAGACAGTTGTTCCAATCTCTGTATTTAATAGTAACTATGAGTAGACTATATTCTTTAACTCCAGAAGAAGAAGCCATTGCAGTTGAGGTTGGTTATCAAAGACAAAAACCATACTTTGGTGACCCTACTCGTAATATAAATTATTCAGAAGGAGACCTTTGGGAGTTATGGCAACATGTTGTTGCTGCTGGTAGTGAACTAGCATTTGCTAGAATAGTTGGCAATACAACTTTCGTTCCTCATTTTAATAAATGGAAAAATGAATTAGATATTCCTGGTCTTGGTGAAGTTCGTTATACATTTAATGACCAACCTAAATTAAGATATACAAATAGAGATAATGATTCTCTTGTTTATATATTAATGGCTGATGGATTACGTCATAAGACTAGACGTACTGCACCTGATTGGTTAGGAGTTCCATACAAAGCAATTGGTTGGTTATATGGTAGTCAATGTAAAGTAGATATGTTTAAGTATAATGAAAAATCTTGGTATGTTCCTGCAACATATCTCTCATCAATGGATACATTACCCTTGGAGCAGTATGTCAAAACTATCTGACTTTGATTTAGACCTGTCCGTTGGACATGAAGGCGAAGCATTAGTTAATGAACTACTAACTGGTGGTAAAACAATTGAAGTTAAGACAGACCTTAAGTGGAAAAACACTGGTAACTTATATATAGAAACTGTGTGCTGGTCACACAACAATGATGAGTGGTACCCATCAGGATTATCTGCAACTAAGGCTGACTACTGGGCATTTGTATTAGAAGGTTCAATATTTATTGTGCCAACAAAAGATTTAAGGCATGCTGTTAGCATACATGGCAAGCCAATTACCTGTAACATACCGCCCAACCCAAGCAAGGGCTATCTAATTAGACCCGATAAAGTATTTGAGATAGTAGCAGAGTTATCTAGGTAGTTAGGGGAAGACTATCTAGAAAACAAAAAAGACCCCCCGACCAGATAAAACTGGAAGGGGGGTTTTGTTTTGCTAGTGCTACTTAGTAAGCCCAAATTCTGGCGCTGACTTATCCAATGCTTTCAGGATAGGACCAACTAAACCTGCAACAAATGCTGCTGCTAATACTTTAGGGTCACGTTGTCCTGCTGTATACAACGCAACTGCTGCGGCAGCAGCGGCACGAATGTATGAGAGTGCAATTTGTTTTGCTTTTTCTTTGTCTATCATGGTTCTCCTTAAAGGAACTTAACTAACTCAGCCCAAGTTTTTGGACCGATGATGCCATTAGAATCAATTATGTCATGGTTATCTTGGAACTTAATTACAGCAGTCTTGGTCTTAGGACCATAGATTCCATCAGCAATTAAACCAAGGGCTTTCTGTACAACCTTAACACCATTGCTCTTATCCCCAGGCTTAATAGTCCCAGGAAATTCTGGCTTATCTGATACTGGTATAGCAACATTAACTTCATTGCCTGTGTAGTTAGGGCGACCAAAGCCAACGATAGATACCATTACCTTTTTCTTATTGGCAATATATCCACGAGTCTTAACCGCTACCTCACCACCATTACGCTGGTCTCCCTTAGGATTACCAGCAGTATTACCCTCAATACAAGTAAGAGTTCCATCTCCGTTGTTTTCAATTACGATACCAACATGAGAAATTCTATCTACGTTATCTCCAGGGAAATCAAAGAAAGCAATATCGCCAGGTACTGGCTTAGCATTCTTAGCATCAGTCCAAACGTTCATCTTTTTAAATGCACCAGCACCAGCCACAGTAGATACCATATTAGGTACCTTTACTCCTGCTTGGTTAGCACACCACATAACAAATGAACCACACCAAGGTAGGAAGTTTGCCTTAGTAAAAGCACCATACTTAGTTTCATTATCTTTTGGACCTTCAATAGTTCCAACTTCTTTTTTGGCAATCTCAATGATTGCAGCGACTGTTCCCTTTTTCATTAGTTATAGTTAGGGTCAATCTTTGCTTGCTTGTCTGCAGCCTGACGAGTCTCTACCTCTGTATCGGCAACAGTCTTTGCGCCTTTATCTACTGCAGAAAATGCTGCATTGATTTCATCAAGAGATAGTTTGCCATCATCCATAAATGCACGGGCTAACTTCTCTACTACTGCTGCTACTGCTGTAAGACCAGCCACAGTTACTGCTGTAATTGTATCTACGCCAGCGATAGCACCAGCACCAATCACAGACAGACCAGATGCTGCAAAGACAGCAACGATACGCATTAATACATTTTTAAGTGAGGCCATTATTCATCCTTTGGGTTACGTAGTTTGAAAGTAATACCCCATACAAACAGGGATAAAACAATTGCATAACCAACTACAGTTTTGGCTGAACCTTCCAGCACAACCCAGGCAATAAACATACCCAGCAATGTCCATAGTTGATTAAAAATATCTGAGAACCAGGCTTTCATTATGGTTTCCTCCTTATAGCGGCTACTGCACCAGCGGATGCTGCTGCTTGTGTTGCAATATTTCCAGCAATAACTGCAGAGATGATTACCTTTTCAGATTCTTCTCTTACCTCTGGCGACATATCCGCCCCTATATTTGACAAAGCCGTAAGCACTTCTGCTGGGTTTGTAAATATTTCTGCTAATAATTCTGCTGGATTTTCTAGTAACTGAAGTGCTATTACAACACCAGCCTCAAGAACTACACCATTTTCTAATTGAACTGGTGTATCAGGGGCTAAAGTTTCTAGGTCTACCTCATCTATCTGCACCATCTCTGGCTCAATAGGTGGTTCCTCTGCTTCAATAGGTGGCTCTTCTTCCTCAGCAGGTGGTTCCTCTGCTACAGGTGGAGGTTCTTCTGCCTCAATAAGAGGCTCTGGAGCCTCTTCTGGGGCTTCTTCTACTGGAGTAGGTGGTTCAGGCTCAACTAATGGAGGCTCAGGTACCACAGCAGGAGGGTCTGGCTCAACTGCAGGTGGAACTGGAGGAACAGGAGCAGGCTCAGGAGGGGTAGGTTGAGAGGTAGCCGTGCTACCATCTACTGGTGCAACAATGGTTGCCGTATCAGAAAGAACTGTTGATGTATCGGAAGGAACTGTAGATGTATCAGTTGGTGCTGGGGTTACTGTTTGGGTTTCTGTTTGGCTGGTCTGTGTCTCTTGTTCAGAACTCGCAGAAGGCGAAGGTTCGGGAGTTGGAGAAGGAGTTGGTGAAGGTTCAGGGCTACTTGACGGACTCGGAGTTGGAGTTGCACTCTCTGAAGGAGTTGGTTCAGGAGTTGCAGTTACAGTCTCACTTGGTGAAGGAGAAGGAGTTGGTTCAGATGGAGTGGGACTTGAAGGGTCAGTAATTACTCCGTCGTAATAACCAAGAGCACTACCGTTAAGAGTATCACTGACATAAATGTTATAAGGAAGAGCATAACCACCTGTGCAATAGAAGGCTGGTATGTATCCCTTATCAGCAAAGAACTGATTAGAGTTATCCCAACCTATTTGAAATGTACGTTGTTCCCCTGCAGGGTTAGCACATATAACTGACGTGTTTGCAATATCAGCATTAGCAGATGGAATCATAAAAATAGATGTTCCAAATACTAAAAAGAATACTGCTAGTAAATTATTTCTTTTCTGAAAGAAGAAAATAGATTTGGTCGACACGGGTTTCCAATCGAGTAATGCGTCCCTCTAGGTTGTGTCCCCCGTTGCCATCAGGTTTAAGTTCTGATAGATAATGTTTTACTAGCCATCTAATTGAACCAGCAAAACTGGCTACAATAGTTGCGACTGCTACCGCTAAGCCAGCCCAATCTGTGCTACTCATTATACTGTCCTAATCGTAATCTCAATTACGCCTCCAAATCCATCAAACCTTCTGTCTGGTGGAGTCATACGAGTAAAAGATATTTGGTCAATAATTACTTGACGACTTTCACCAGTGGTTAAATCCTGCCAAGTAACAACATCGCCATTTTCTTCTATGTTTTCTAGTACTTGTAATCTCTGTAATGCTGAGCCTTCATAGCCAGATATTACATTGTATCTATCTGTCTCTATATCAAAGCAATAAACAGGAAACTTTAAGTTTCTTTGTCTAGGCGTAGCAATAGTAGCCTTGGCCTGATAACCCTTAAATATAGGACCAGTTGATGTGGTGCTTGAGTCACGATTAAATGTAAACTTATATGCTACATATTCTTGTGCAGTTTGAGGCTGAGATGTAGTTACCTCAACAGCAGTTACCCCTGCTTCATAAGTAATGTGGTCGTATGGAACATTATTCTTATCTATAGTTGCTAGCGTTAATGAACCTTTAGTAAAGTCACCACGTGCTAATAGACGTTTAAAGTTTTTAGGCTCAAGGGTGCCGTATCTGATATAACCTGTAGTTATATAACCAGTTGTGGCTAAGACTGAGGTTGATTGAATAGCAATACCATTGCTACCCGATGTAGTAAATGCTATCTGATTTGAGTTACCTACAAAATTTACAGTAGTAGCGTAGCCAGTAGCCCCATCTAGGTAGGTATCTTTAGCGTAAGCAAATCGTAATGTCTCAAGTTCGTTACCTAAATCAATTCTATATAGCCCAGCATAACCATTAACAGAACCAGTTACCCACGCAAATCTATCTCTAAATGCAAAATCTAACCCAGTATTGGCTGCTTCAATAATTAATGGACCATAAGATAGGTCTCCATTAGTATCTGATATTGTGGCTACACGGACACCTTTGTTAGTACCAATTAATAGATAGCCTAAATAAGATTCAATTTTATGGGGATACTCACCACTAGGTAGTTGCGCTGCAATAATACCTGAGGTAAGAGTTGGCATAACACCAGCAGTAGATAAAGTAAACTTATAGATAGTACCATTAGTGCCAGAATATCCAGCAACATAGATAGCAGAGCCACCCTCTGACACGGATGTCCAGGTCCAATCATCATTTGGGTGAGTGTATGCAGCAGTAGGTAAAGCATGAGTGCTACCTTTAGCATTAGTTAATTCATAAACAGATGCACCAATACAGGCAATAAGACGTTGCTTAACCCAGCCAAGTACTACTTTCTCACTACCAGTATTATAATAACGAGAGTATCCTGCAGCAGGTGTGGCAATAGGACCTGTATAGATATGGTCATTGTCTGCTATAAAAAGATAAGAACCATCTGTTGCAATATCAAGGATTGCAGTATCTAAAGGTGTTCCTATACTAGTTACATGTGTATAAGCAACTGCAGTACCAGCAGATGTGTAGTTATTAATAGTTGTACTTGCTGGAATCCAGCCAAGCAGTTTATCTGTAGAACCATCTACAATAGATAAAGATTTATATACACCGCTAGTTACACCGCTAAGATTGGCTGTCTCTTTAAGTAAGGTAACCTCACCTTTAGTCCAAACATCTACATTGTTATTATCTGTAAACCTATGTGCAACTATCTCGCCAGCAGATGGGTCATAAAACTTAATCCCAGTACCATTATGAAAGGATGATTGGCTTCTTAACCACCAGCCTGTAAGTGATTGCTCACCTGGCTCTTGGTTATTATCAAATTGTTCTTTACGATATGGAGCAGTCTGTCTAATATATGGGCGTGCATCACCAATAGCGTATAAGAATGGTTGTCCACCTAAGGCTACATCGTATGACTCACCTGAGTTTTGCCATGTTGAAGATGAAGATAAGATACCAATTTCTGCAATACCACGAGCGGTAGGTAAACCATCATCTGCCAGTGGGTGTACATTATCGTCACCTTCGGTAATATCACGACCAGCCACGTTACTCCTTAGGTTTTAGTTTTTCTGCTTCTTCTTTTAATTTCATTGCTTGTTCTTGCATTGCAGCCATGTTCCAATACAGCGCATAGTAATCAATATCTAAACTAAATCGTTTCATATGCTTTACTAACGCACCTGTATGGGCGTGTACTGGTATACCAGCAGCCCTAACCTTGCGGAAGAAAACAATATCTTCACCAACAAACTGGTCGCCTAATCCTTCTTGCTCAGCAAACATAGATTGGCCAGGATACTTAGCACGCAGTTTTGGCACGATAGATTTGTGCATTAGCACAAACCCCATACCAGCAGAGTCAACCTCTATTAGTTTATCTTTAGGTAATGGATGTATGTACTGGATTTCATACTCAGATATATTCTTAAATATACAAGGGAATGGCCTCATTACTGAGGACTCATTCTCCTTTGAAATAAAGTAAACACCACTAACTATTGGACGTAGATTTTTATCTGCTGCATCCCATACCTTTTTAAGTACATCTGTAGTTAGATATATGTCTGAATCTACCCACAGTATCCAGTCTGTCTTAACATCATCAGCCCATTTATCAAGGGCTATCTGTCTTTGTCTGCCAATCTGGTTACCCTGTACTCGCATAGCATTGTTAATATGCATACCCGCTTGTGGGGCTGTGAGTATTACGTAGGCTAAACCTTCGGCAAACTTGCCATCTACCATACCATTATCACACCAAGCAATGGTAACTGTTTCGTTATTTCTAATCACTACGTCCCCTTATCTATTAGTTAGAAGGTATTACTACCTGTATCCACTCTTTATTTATTTCAGACCACTTCCACCAATATCCTTCAACTTCATTTGGTTGAGCAATAGGTGCTTCCCATTTGAAAGTTGTATAGTTTAATTTCCAAGAAGGATATGGTTTTGGAGAAATAAATACATCAAAGTCTTTATCGTATTTAAACCCAATACCTGCGTAGTTTGCACGAATAGTTCCATTATAAGATGTTCTTAAGCAACGTTGACCTTTAAAATTGCTGTACCAAACTTCAGGGGTTAACCCATCAATAAGTTCAGTTTCATCTATACCTGTAATTACTTCAGTAACTACATCGTCATCATTTAAAAATGCATAGTGTGCCATTAGAAAGTCACCGTTCCTGTTCCTGCTGTAATTTTAGTATATTTATATCCACTAGTTGTTGTGGTAGTAGTAGTTAAACCACTAAAGGTTGCAGTAAGAGCATCAGGGTATTTTATAATTACAATACCACTTCCACCATTTCCACCATTACCATATGAGCCAGATGAACCTCCAGCGCCACCACCGCCGCCACCTGTGTTTGTGGTACCAGCACCACCTGCACCAGCACGAGATTTACCATCTCCACCGCCACCAAGACCACCATTGTCGGTATCGTTACCTGCTTCGTACGAACCTCCGCCGCCGCCGCCTGCGTAATAGCCGTCTTCACCAGATGAAGTTATAGTTGCCCAGGCTGAACAAGCGTTTGAACCATCTCCACCAGGACCATTATAACTTAGGCTTGTTGATGTAGTACCAACTTCACTAGCACCACCACCGCCACCAGCACCGTCACCGCTTCCGTCTCCGCCATCAAAACCTTCTACGGGAGTATAATTACCAGCATTACCAGTGCCAGGGAATGTAGAGGCACCGTGTCCGCAACCACCACCAGAGCCACCATTGCCACCACTATTATTTTCTGGACCGCCACCAAATCCACCACCAGTTGAGTAGATAGAAGCAAGGCGTGAGTTTGTACCGCTTGTTCCAGAACCGCTAGAACCACCAGTTCCGCCACCGCCAATTACAACGTCATAAGCAGTTCCTTGAGTAAGTGAAAGTGCAGTGCCACCTATATTAGTTCTAAATCCTCCAGCACCACCACCGCCAGCGGTTGAGTTGGAGCCAGCAGCGTTTCCACCACCTCCACCTCCCGCAACAACTAAATATTCAACAGGCACAGCATCTGTTGGCGCAAATGAATTTGACGCTGACGAAGCAGGTGAATCACCATTAGCATTAACTGCTTTTATTCTAACTGTGTATGTAGTGCCATTTGTTAATCCACTAATTGTTAATGGAGATGTAGTTTGTGCTGGAGAAAATGCAGTATATGTACTTCCATCTAGAGAATACTTGTAGTTAGTAATTGACTTTCCACCTGTTGCGCCAGCAGTAAATACTACGCTAGCAGACGCATTTAATGCAGTTGCTGTACCAATTGTTGGAACTTGCGGTCTAGTCGTAACAGTAATACTTTCAGTATTATTGCTTGAAATACTATTACCAAAACCATTTTTTGCTATAACACTGGCAATAAATGAACTACCTATTGTTAATCCAGTAATTACAACTGGAGATGAATTTGCGTTTGCAGTAAATCCGCCAGAAGTTGTAGCGGCAGTAAATTGAGTTGCTATTCCTCCACCAACACCAGGAGTAAATGCAACTGAAAGAGAACCGCCAGAGGTAAAATCAACTGCTCCAACATCTGTAGCAACAGCGCTTGTTGGAACCGCTGGAGGGGCTGAACAAGGTTGCCAATCAGAACTTGTATAAATCTCAAGTATTCCTGTTTGACCATTATAATATGTATCACCAATTACAGGAGCAACGGGACGACCAGCGGTATTACCAGAAGGTATACCACCTGTATCAGGGGCTGGGAATTGATTAATTGCCATTACGCTATCTCCACTCCGCTAATATGAATTGATACTGCAGTAGTTGATGCCGAACCACTAATTACTTTAGGAGTTGCATTAGCGGGTATAACCTGCTTAAGGTCAAAACCTACAAGTGAGTTAGCAGGAATTGATACAGTAGGTACAATCGTTACGCCATCAATAGCAATGGTTGCTGTTGAGGTTGAGGTTGCTGCGTTAGCCAATACAATGTTTGATACAACTGTTATAGTTGTTGTAGTTGGCACCGTGTATAGGGTTGTGCTTGATGTGGCCGCTGCTGTTCTAGCAAGAGCCTTAGTTATTGTAGCCATTAGTTACTACCTTTCCTTGTTAAAGTGCTCCCATAAGAAGCAATGTTAGTTCATCTATTAGACTTCCTGGGCCACCTGCTGCAGATAAATTAATATCTCCACTAGCAGTTACTGTTCCAGTTAAGGTTGGTGCTGTTAAACTTAATCCCGCAAGAGTTGTTACGGTTGTTCCAGATGGAATAAGAGTTGAGCCAAGGGTTGGTGCTGAGTATGTACTTGTTGTATTGATAGCAACCCAAGCAGAACCTGACCATACTCCCATAACTCCAGTTACTGAGTTGAAATATAATGCACCAGTAATTAAAGCATCGCCATCATTATCTACAGTTGGGGCTGTAGTTTTAGAACCCAAGTATCGGTCATCAAAATTATCATAAGTTGTAGCAGCACTTGATGCAGATGTAGCAGCACTTGATGCTGAAGTTGCAGCAGCAGTGGCCGAAGAAGCAGCAGCAGTAGCAGAGTTGCTAGCACTAGTAGCCGAAGTGGTAGCGGCAGTAGCGCTTGCAGCAGCGGAGGTTGCTGAAGTCTGAGCAGATGTTACAGAATTAGATGCACTAGTAGCAGATGTAGCAGCAGCACTAGCACTTGTTGCAGAACTAGTTGCGCTAGTAGCAGCAGCGGTAGCAGAAGCAGCAGCAGATGTCGCTGAGGTTGCTGCAGCAGTCTGGCTTGTAGAAGCGCTAGAGGCGCTTGTAGAGGCTGCTGTGGCACTATTAGAAGCAGAGGTAGCACTAGTTACTGCAGCGGTTGCGCTGGCTGCTGCACTAGTAGCGGAGGTAGCAGCGGCTGTAGCACTGGCTGCGGCTGAAGTAGCCGAAGTAGATGCTGCTGTTGCTGAACCTAGAATGTTATCTACATAATCCTTTGGAGTAGCAGATGTTGCTGACATACCTGCACTAGATAAACCAGTAATGGTTGGGCTACCTGAAATAGTAGGACTAGTTAAAGTTTTGTTAGTTAAAGTTTGAGTAGCATCTGCAATTACAACAGTACCAGTTGTATTAGGTAAAGTAATTGTATTATCTTGAGTAGGGTCTGTTACTGTAAGTGTAGTTTCAAAATTATCTGCAGTAGCACCTTCAAATATAATAGAGGTAAACTCTGCCCCAGCACCAGAAGTAATTGTTGGGTTAGTAATTGTAGGAGATGTTAAAGTTTTATTTGTAAGGGTTTGTGCCTTAAGGGTACCTACTACATCACCTTCACCTGAAGCAATACCATGCATAGCATGAGTACCAGTTCCATCGTTATAAGCACCAGTTGCTTCAATGTGTAGGTTGGCCTCACGATAGTCACGGCCAATTGCCATATGTCTAACTACTGCACCAGCAGAATGAGCCTGACCTGTACCACCAACCTCAATACCACGGGCTATGGTTAGGGTATTAGTTGATACTAAACTGACATCTACAATTTCTTCAAGGGCTGTATCTGGGTCAATTACTACTGTGAACCTTTCGGTTCCAGTTACTGTTGCACCACCTAGTAGTGATGTACCAGAACCAACAACCATAGTAGTAGCACCAGCCGTAATGGCTGATGTTAATGTAGTTTGCTGTGAGCGGGATGAGTATTTACGTGTTGTCATTTATGTTCCTATCGGCTGTAGTGAACTCTGGCTGGATACTGTTGCTGTTGTGCTTTTGTTTCCTCTGCCAAACGTTGTGTGTATAGAGCAAAGAGTTGTCTTGTTGAATTTCCAGATGAACCAAATGGACGCTTTGAGTCTGTCTCATCTGCTTGTGGGCTAACCATTGCAGAACGGGCTGGGTCAAGATATGTAAGTAATCTGTATGCTGCACCAATAATTACTACATCACGAACTGATTCAGGTAATCCAGTAACAGTTGTAAATACATCTGAGTTAGAACTTAATGTTTCTGGCTCTGTAGCATAGACAACCTTTACAGTTCTACCTGGGGTAATAATGTCACCGATAGTTACTGTCTGAGTTGTTGCACCCCAAGTGTTAATCTCTGGCAAAGCATCAAAGTCAAATCTCTTAACACGAATCCATTCTTTAGATGGGCCAATACTTTCCCAGTGCATTGTTAAAATGTTTCTAATATTTTTATTCTCTAATTCATATGTAGTAATTGCTGCATTGTATGTAAAGGTTGCTTGTTTAACTGCAAAAATAGATGCGCCTAAGGCACGGATAGTATCGTTGATAGCCTTCTTAACTACATAACGTGGGAAGGTTGGGCTGATAACTACCCTAGTTCCAGCAGCAGCAGTGGCTGCGGTAGTACCTAGATACCCACGACCATACGGAGATACAGTGGCTGTATTAGCAATACGGTCAAAGGAGTCAATCCATAATAATTCTTCGCCAATTTCAACAGTACCTTTACCAAGGTCTGTACTTGCAAGTTGTAAAATTGTAGGGCTAGCAATTGTAGATGTGGTAGTGGCTAATGCTGCAGTAAGATGTGTAGACTTATCTTGCTGTAGCGTATAGCCAGCAAGGTTGATAAGAACCTCATCAGTCATATCTTGTAGGGTTGACATTATAATTTACCTTATCTGTACTTAGATGTTTTTTTGGCTATTGATTTAGGTTGTTTAACAAATTGTTTGCCCCGTTTATTACCAGCAGCCTTAGCCTTATTGGTTGCAGCCTTCTCGGCAGAACTTAATGCAGCCCATGCTTTTTCAGGTAAATATCTTTTCTTGCCTTTAGATGGTTTACCATCAGAAGTTTTCCACTTCTGAGCAGTCCACTTCTTAAGTGATGCTTGAGACTTAGCAAGGGCCATTACTTGTATCCTCCGCCAGCCTTCTTGTATTGCACAGCAAGTAGTTGTGCTTTACGTGCTGACCATTCCCCAGGGTCTCCGCCCTTTGAGCCAGCCTTAATCTTCTTAAACAATGATGCTCTCATACCAGGCTTGGTGTAGTTACCAGCGGCATTAACTTTAGACTTAGCCTTCTTCGCTGCCATTACTTCTTACTCTTATTTCTTTTAGAGATTGCTGCTGCCTTAGCCTTAGCATCTGACTTTGAACTAGCACCCCATGCTTGTAGTGATAAAAGTAATCTTGTTGGTGAGCCATCAGGCTTACGCTCAGGTCCTGGCATCCCGCCCATACGGGCCAAGAATGAGGCTCTACGGGGGTTGTCGCCGCTTTTCACGGGCGCCTTGAGTGTTCCACCCTTGTAAGATGCTCTGCCCTTAGCGTTAAGTCCACCCTTAGGATTCTTACCTTCTTTTCTTTGCCATGCTGCTGTCTTTGCCATGCTCCCCGTACCTTCCAAGAATAGACCTAATGGTTCCATTTTTATTTATACGAACCACTAGGCCATCTTTAATTTGAACTGGATTAAAACCATCATGGCGCTTATAACTGCCAGATGATGCCATTATTTTTTCTTACCCTTAACCTTTAATAGGTTTGGATTTTTTTTCTTAGCAGACTTACTTGCTTTCCTTGCACCCGCAGCCAAGATAGCGCCAGCACCTGCCATAGATATTCCTTGCTTCTTTGCAATCTGCTTCTGGGCTGTTTTGAAGCCCATTCCCTTTTTGGCTTTCATTATCTACCTCTACGTCCAGGTGCTGAAATTTTAGTTTCAGGTATAAACAGTCCTGGATATTTCTTTTCAAGCGCTGCTTTAGCAGCAGCCTCAGCGGCAGCCACACCTGAAGGAGATATTCTTTTTTGATGTTGCTTAAGAATCTCTTCACGCTTTTGGCTGTCCGTTAATTTCTTCTTAGGCATTGCCATATTAATCCTTTACTTTCCTGAACCAGCAATAGGTCCATACATTCTATCAACATATGAATTATCGTTTGCTGTCGTTTTTGGTAGTTGTGCTCGTCTAGCCTTGCCAGCAGCAATCATATTTTTAATATAATTAGGGTCACCAGCACCCATACGTTTAGGAATAGGAACTGACTTTTTGGCATTTCTATCTTGCAATGTTTCCAGTCGATTAGCAATATCTTTTAAAGTAATCTTTTTCTTAGCAGCCATGTTACTTCTTCTTACCCATTTTTTTCATTGCAGTTTTTTTCATAACCATTTTCTTGTCTGACTTTTTGGCTGCTTTCTTAGCCATAGCCTTGCCCTTCATTGTGTAAGGGAACTTCTTTCCGTCTACCATTGGCATATTATGCTCCTAGTTCGTTAATTGTTTTAGCGGTTTTTTTATCTATGTGTCTAGCATTTGGGTCCTTCTCAGCGTTGTAAGCCCTACCCAAATTCTCTGATGCTTTCTGTGCTGCTTCTATTTTAGCCATAGTAGTTCCTGCTGGCTGGATACCCTGTTTACGAGCATCTCTATATGCTTGCAGTTCGCCCTCCCACTTACGTAATGGCATAGATGCTCTACCATTAGCATCACCTGTACTTAATTCTAGTGTGCTTATCTTGCATCCAAAGCAATCTTCTACAAATTCTGGATGTGTTCTTAATTGATGCAAACTCATTGTGCTATAAAATTTTCTTCCGTTACCCCAACATTGGCTGCTATTAATCTAGCCTTTGTAGCATCGTCAACTATGTGACGGCTTCCACCAAGATAAACCTCTTGGTAATTCTGCAAGTCTTCATCTACTAAGTAGCGTACCTGCTTGTATATCCCGTTATCTCGGATAATAGTTATCCCACGATTTAATTTATAAAAGTAAAATAGGCGGTGTCCACCCGCTGGACCTTCTCTAACTATTGGTGTATCAAAAATATATGTAGTCATTTTAGTCCTTTATTAAGAGAGGGGCAGGGCGTAAGCCCCACCCCTCATTGCTACTAAAGAGCAGCGATTGATGAACCTGATTCGATTCGATACAGTGCTTCTTCACGGTAGCGAGCAAAGCCAAGAACGCCATACCAACCCATTGGGCGATGACGCATTAACTTGTCAACTACTGGTCCGATAACTACATGTGGCTCTTCGGCAACGGCTTGTGCCATTGCTTGCTGGCCTGCAATAATTGTACGGAATACACGAGTTACAGGAGTTACGGTTACAACTGTTGTCGCTGTAACTGCAGCAGTGTTTGCTGTGTCTACAGTGAATGTTGTTGTTGAACCTGATGTTGAAATTGCGGTGATTTTTGCACCTGAAGCAACACCTGTTCCTGAAATCTTGTCTCCAACCTCAGCACGGCTAGCAATTACTGCAGAAGAAGCAACGCCGAATGTAAATCCTGCTGATGTTCCTGCTACTGTTACTGCTGTTGTTGCTAATGTTGATTGGTCAGCACCATCCTTGGCTGAGTAAAGACGTGGTGATTCAATATAGAATGCACCTTCGTAGTTACCAATTTCTCCAGCCCAGATGCGGTCCTGTGAAGAACCGTATTGGTTAGGAAGTAGCCAGCCTTGGCCAGATGATGACTCTGCACGTAGGTCATGGGATACCTCTGGGTGGATACCAGCCCAGTATAGTGAACCCTTACGTGCTACAGCCTTAGCAGAACGTAACTTAGCGACAGCCCTACGGATGTCTGCTGAGTCAATTGTTGCTGCTGCTGTAACTGTTACTGTAGATGTTGCTGTAGCACCTGAGAAAATCTTGTTATCTCCGCCACGCAATGTTTCCATTGCTACTGCATCGATAGAATCTGCTAGGTTGTAAGCAATAATGTTTGCGATTGCTGGGTCTACATCAGCAAGGCTGAATAGTTCCAACGCACGTGTTACCAACACTGAGTTACCGTACTCGTTAAGAGTAATAGAAACTGTTGTTGGTGTTGATAGTGCTACTGCATCTGGGTCAGTTGTCTCAGATAGAGTAGATGTCTTTTGTGCCAAGTCAACGTACTTCTGTAGAACTACGGTTGAACCTGGGATTGATTGACGGGCAGGTGTTTTATCTGCGACTGAACGAATTAGTGGTTCAGAACGGAGAGCGAACTCCAATAAGCGGTCATACGCTTGCTGGACAAGACCTGCACCACCTACGGTACCGCCAAGAGTGGCAGAACCTATTCCTGTGTATGCATTAGGCATTGTGTTGTCACCTCCAAGTGACTAGAAACTATGATTTGTTTTATTGATTTGCTTGGAGGATAGCAAGAATTTCTTCTGCTGATTCGGCATTAGATATTTTTGTTTGTAAATCCTCCGTGCGTTCAGGGGTTAACGCATTCTGAGTAAGAACATCTTGCTGCCGTAAGGCTGCTCGATTATTCTCTTGCTCAGGATTTACAGGCTCTGCAACTTTTAATCCAAACAAATCAGCATTATCATCGAGCCAGTTATTCACTGTCTCTTCGTTAATGTCTTCTAAGTCTTTGATAATAAGCCTTGCAGCCTTAGCGTTTACGCCCTTCTTTTCCAGGACTTCTTTAATAGTACGCTCACGCTGCACCTTGGATAATCCCTCAAGTTGCTCTGTGAGTTCCTTAATACGTTTTTCATCTGCACGTTTGGCTTTACGTAACTTTTTAAGTAAGTCACTGCCATCACCCACATTTGTGTCGGTATCTAGGTCGTCTTCTTCTTCTTCATCCCAGTAGTTGTTGCTCATAGCAACCACCCACCCTTCTATTCGTTGATTAGTCGCAAGCCTCAAGTCAATTCGGGGAAATTGGTTGGCTCTTGCTACCAGACTTATACACCTCACGGGGCTGGTCTATCCGTGTAGGGAATCTATTTAGAACTGACCTGCTGAGGAACCTCTACGCAAGTATGTAGTTGATAACCCTGCTGCACCCACGCCAGATGAACCTTGGAATTCTGCCTTTTCACGGGCTACTAATGTTTCTTTCTTTCGCTTAGCAGATGCTAAACCTTTAAAGGTTGCAGATTCTGCATCTGCTTGAGTATAAGTAACACCCTCTTGAGAATATATGTTGCTAAGTTTAGAAGCAACAGGTAACTCTTCTGCAATTGTGCCATATCCTACTTGTGCTTGTTCTCTATTAATACCAAATCTAGCCAAGTCTTCAGCCGATGTCATAGTTGCAGGTAATCCTTGACCAATTGCGGCACCACCAATTTCGGCAGCAGTTGCCTTCTCTTTAAGACTTGCTAAACTTTTTGCTGGGTCTAAGAAATATTTAACAAGTTCTGTTTCACCAATACCATAGAATTTTTGGAAAGCATCTTTTGTCGATTGGTCAGCCATCTTAACTCTACTTACTGATGTAGATACTCTGTCTTTAAATTCAATAGCAGATACATCTTTGCCAATTACTTCTGCCATTGCCTGTTGACGAGTTAAACGCTGAGCAGGGGTTACGCCCACACCAAAGTAATCTTGTAATCCATAGGCTTTTAAAGTTTCTGAATAACTGTTTTCTAAGTCTAAATACGCTGCTTCGTCAATTGCATTAAGCCCTGCAGCACGACGTAATTCATTACCTTTGAAACGGTCTGTATAGGCTTTAGATTGCTTTAATCTAATTGTAGCCTCACCAGTTCCTAGTCCTTCTTTCATATATTTAGAAATCTCATCTGCCAAAGAATCTAAACCATAAAAAGAAAATGTATCTTTAAGGATAGCAAAAGCATTTCTAGTATCTTTACTTATCTCATCTTCTTTTGCTTTTTTATCTAATTCTGCTTGACCTGCTGCTACTCTACTTAATCTATCTTGTTCTTCTTTTAATAATGCTGCTACTCTTTTTTCTTGCTCATCAACACGGACACCCGCTTCTCCAAGTTGTCTTAATATATCATCTGCAGTTTTAGATATCTCTGCATCGGTTTTAGGTTTAGAAACAACAACAGGTTTAGCAGCAGGTTTAGCAGCAGAGGCTACAGGTTTAGTAACTATTCCAGATAAAGGATTATAAACAGGTTTAGGAGCGGGAATTCTATTTTCTCTTTGATTAGCACTGGTTGCCATTATGCCATCAATCCGAAGTCCTTAAGGACCTCTATAGCATACTTAGATGCTTCTTCTCTAGCGTTACTTGTTCTGGCCCAGCGTGCGTCATTACGCAACATCCTATCAAAATCAGTTAAGTTCATTGTTCCCTTGTTTCCATTGTTCTTAAGTGCTGTTTGAATTGTTGGGTCTAAAGCATCAATAGCGTCTGGGTTTATTTCTAAAGTCTTTCCCATGTTATAGATAAAGTTACTAGATAATTCTTTTAGATTAACATCTTCTGAGAGTGAGTCAGATAAATTACTATAGGTAGATTTTGATATAGCCAATATCTTTGCATTGATTTTTTTAGTATCGCCTTGGCCTAATTTTAATTCATTGGCTACATAATTTAAAGCATCTTTATTGCTAAGATTAACGCCATATGAACGAGCATAGGCTAATACACCATTGACAGCCTGTGCTGCTCCAGCACCAGCCTTTAATACTGTATCAATGTTAGTACCTTCAAGGGCTTTACCAGCAACCTTACGCATGACTTCCATTTTATCCATGTCATCAAGAAACTCACCAGCAAAATTCTGACTATTCCCACTTGTTGTAGTAGTTCTAATAGCCTTTCTTTCTAAGGCTCTTAGTTCTTTATAATATTCATCGTGCTGTTCTTTGCTAGCACCAGTACCAAGATACTGTATAAAGAATCTATTTAAATCAGATGCTGCAGTAACACGAGTAGTAGTTACTGAATCATAACTTACCTTTGGACCTTCTGGTTTGAACTCTTTATCAAGATATTCATCAAACGTCATTGGTACTTTAACGCCAGATAGTTCATAATCACGAACAGTTTTCTTGCTAAACTCTCTTAAAGAGTAAAGAAGACCTTTAGTAAATTCATTACTTGTAGTTGATTTTGAATCATAAGTTTGTTTTGAAATTAATCTTGCTTTAAGCATTCTGTCAAATAAAGACTGTAATCCACCTGGTTGTTTTTGAGCATCTTCAAGAATTAATTTTTGTAAAGCATTAACTCCAGCATTAATATTTACTTTAGTATTTGTTCCATCTTTATTTACCCATATAAGGTGTTCTTGTCCAGCCTGTGCCCATGATTGTGAATCAGACTTAATCATACTTTCGCCAGTATCTGGGTCAGTATCTACAATTAATCCTGCTTCTCTAATACCATTACCTAAATCATCACCCTCTACAAATTGAGGTCCAGTAATTTTAGGGTCACCAGGATTATTAATAGTTGCATTTAATCCAGCAAGTTCTTCTGTTCTTCTAGCCACTTCATCGCTATTACCAGAATCTCTTGCTTTTTGTAATGCATCTTGAACTGCAGTTCTTTTAGATGTAGCAAGTTTTACATTAAGAACATTAATATCATCTCTTAATTTTTTAGCCTCAGCAGCAACTTTAATATATTCTGGAGTACCAACAGTAAGTTTTTTTAACTTAGCATCAGGTCCACTATATGAAGTAAGTTTCTTATTAAGTTTATTTATGCTGTCTTGAATTATTTGTGTGTCAGTTTTTTTAGGAGGTTTCGAAAACCCCATACCGCTCATTGACATTAGAATCTCTCCCTTGCAGTGTAAGTATCACGGGAGTAGAAATCAAGGATAGCCCTGAATACAGCCCTGTTTGCTTCTTTCAAAATTGGGTCTCCAGTCTCTAAGTCTTTAATCAAAGCCTCGATATCTTGTTTCATCTCTCTTTTAATATCAGAGAAGTTAGATAGTTCTCTCTTTGATGGGTCATTGGCAAGGGAAACAAATTGTCTTAATCTTGAACTTACCATAGCCATTCTTTGTTTAGTACCAGCATCTACAGCAATTTTATTATCTATTAAGATTTGTTCTATGCTAGTTAACATTGCTAACTCGCTGCCAACCTCATTACCGCCACCAACAAGTGCTGATTCTAATAATGGGTTGCTAGCCTTTAATGCATTGCGTCTTCTAGTAGAGGTTGCAATCATAGCCTTACGCAACATAGTATCACCAGATGTAGCAAGAAATGCTTTCTCTTCTTTGGCTATATCGTAATAGGCTTGTTTATCTTTAGAAACCAATACATCTCTATAATAAGTTTCTAGGTCTTTATTGCCTAGTAGTCCAGCACCCTCTAGCCAAGCATAAGTACTAACATCAAAGTCGCCAGTATTTGGTGCAAATATAAATGCTGACTCACCGTAGGCTTTAATATTATCATTATTTTCTATAGCCCAGTTTTTTAATTCTTTTGTTTTATTAATAATAACATTGGTTTTCTTATCATCACGAGATACTGTGTAGATTAACTTTCCTGGATTCTTGCCAATAAATGTAGCCACTGCTAACTCGTATGGGTCTTGGATATCACCCTTATACTTTTGAGTAACTGCATTTAATATATCAAAGAACTCTGGACGTAATCCAGTAATACCTACTTCTTTTAAGTAACTAGGTACATCTATTGACTCTTGCATAGATGGAGCAACTGGGGATATTAATCCCAAGATAGAACGCATAACTACGATATTGTGTGCTGATAAACGAATGTTCTTTAAGTATGTAAACTTCTCTTGGTCAGTGGCACTAGGGTCTAACATATAGCCCTGAGATGCATTGTATGCAATAGCCTGCATTGCTGCTGTGGCTTCTTGTCTACTCTTCTCGTTTTGTGGAAGTATTGCATATAACTTTAACAAAGATGAAGGCACAATTGCTCTTACAATATCAATGTTATCGCCAATGCTACCTAGCGCAAAGTTATCTAACTCTTCTCCTGCTTTTACTCCAGCAGTACCGCCAACTTGACCAAGTATGTTCTTCATAGCAAGAACGCTTAGTGCACCAATTGGTCCAGATAGTGTAGGTAAACCTGCATCTGGAGTAAAGGATGGGTTAGCCAATTTTAACTTCATGGTAAAGTCATTAAATATTGGTTGACCAAATCCTGCTTCACCAGGTGTTAATGTACGAACAACATTATCTACTGTCTTAAAGATAATATCATCCATAGGCATCATTACATATGGGTCACCATTTTGGTCTTCATATATACCACCAGCAGCATCTAAGCCTAGGTGCGCCAATCTAGTACGATATAAGACTCGTGGTGCTACATCTTTCAAGCGATAGATACGGCGCCAAAAATCTTCAGTAGCACGATAGTATCTGCCTACGTTTCTGGCTGATACAGAAAAATTAGAACGAATAGTTGGGTTATCAACAAACTTTAATACTTCATCTGCAGCCTGCTGTATAGATATTTCAGAGAAATACTTCTGTGCTTGTACTTCAGCAATCTGATAAGCATCTGCTCTATTAAAACTTTTTCCACTTTGAATTGCTTCTGCTTCTATTTGTTTAAGCAAATCTTCGGTATATTGCTTTTCTGATTGTGCATAAAACTTACGAAGTCTTAGGTAAGTAACCATAGTTGCAGGCTGACGGATAATTCCAGTAACCTGACGGTCCATAATTTCCATTGCTTTGTTACCAAAGCGTGTGTAAAGATTACCAAAGTCATCTAATCCCTCTATTGCAAGGGATGTATACATCTTTCCAGATGGTTGGAATCCTTTAGTTAACTCAGTAAACTCATCGTATGTTATAGCCTTCGCTGCTTCACGCCAAGCACCAGGAACAAACTCTGGTTTATCTTTTACAATTTGGCTATGCTTTGATTTAATAGCATCAACTAATCCTTGATTATACTTTTGAGAATCTCCATGGAAATATCTATAAGTATCAGCCAAGATTTGTTCTACTAAGTCACGGGCAATATCAATATCATCTACGCCTTCTGAGCGTCTTGTATTTGTGTAACCTCTGCTTTGCAAGAAACTATCTAAAGCCTTTTTATCTCTTATACTATATAAAAATTTACCTTGTAGTTCATCCATAGCCTGTTGAGTAACGTCATCAAAGACTCCCTCTACATTGCGCTCAATGCCTACCTTAGATAGTAATTGATTTCTGGCACGATTCCAGTCGTTAGTATCTCTTAAAGCATTATTGTTTAAGAATACTGTGGCTGGATTAAAGTTATAGGTTTGTAGAAAACCATAAACGTTTTTACGGTTTCCATAAAAACGTTTTACAAAGTTTTCAAAGTGTATAACTCCAACGCCCATACCATTAAGAACGCCATCTCTTACTAACTTTGAAACATCAACATCTTTACCTTTTGCTGCACCTTCGACTCTAAAGTTTTCCTGAAGGGACTTAAGCAAGCGGTCAAATTGATTCATATCTAAAAACTCTTCAGCAACCTCTGGGGCTTGCTTGCCAGTAATGTTGGCAGCGCTGGTAATAGAACGAGTTGCTGCACCCAAATATTGTGAATTTAAAGCAAGGGCTTGAACTAAATAATCTTTTTCATCTGGGTCTAACTTGCCCATCAATCTACTATTGTAAATATCTGTAGCAGCAAGGGCTTGTGCATATTTACGTTGGCTTGAAGTTAACTCGCCAGTATCTGCCAGTCCTTTTTCTTTAGCATATTTAATGAGCGCATTTTCTCTAGCCTGAATATCTAAAGCCTCTGCTGGATTCTTGAGTCCAAGTTTACGAGCAAGACCTTGACGTAACTTTTCGCCAGACTTAGAGCCAGAATATGATGAAGCAATATTTGAGGCTATGCTTCCTTTTCTACCAAGACCTACATCTCCTTTTAAAAATCCAGGAACAAAAACATCCATTATGTTTTTAGCAGGTGCGGTAAGGATGTACATCATTGACTCATCAATAGCACTTCGTATACCCAATCGTGGGAAAAGAGTAAACAAAGACCAACCATTTACTAATTCAGTTGCAAGTTTAGATGAAGTTGAACCTTGTATGCTTAATAAAAAGTTCTTTTTTCTTTTTGCTTGGAATGCATACTCACTTAACATAAAGTAATCAAGAGCAGCAACTGCATTTGTTTCTTGGAATGGTTGAATAACGCTTCCAGTTTTTTTATAAGCCACACCATCACGATAAACTATTGTATCTTTAGATAAAATTTGGGCTACATCTGGACGAACTGCTAATTCTGCAGCCTCATCCATGGCATTGGATATACCATACTTGGTATTTATGATTTCCATTGCTAAATCTTTACCACCAGGTACGCCTGTAATGCCATAACGCTCAATAATTGCGTAGTCAATTGCTTTCATAATAGAAATCTGGTCATTTTGTGTAGATGTAATAAACTTTTGAGTCATAAACTCAGCCATGTCTTTAGGCATAACCTGTCTTGCGGTTAATCTAAAGGCATTAGCAGTTTCTACTGCATCTGTTCCTAGTTTTATTACAGCATTTTGTGGAGAACGGGTAAGTTGACGAGATAAACCAACCTGAAGTTTTTGTTTTAATGTTAAACTATCATGAAATTTCTTTAAGTCAGTTGCTTCTGGAGCAATAGATGAATTTTCTGGAGACTGTTTAAGCAAAGAATCCCAGGCATCATCAGATGCTTTAAGCGCTTCTTCAGGAGTACCAAAAACTTTTGGGTTAATAAACTTTTCTGTAAACTTAGAAACACCTATTGCTAATTTTCTATGAGTATTTGCAGTAGCAATACCATTGCGGGAGTATTGAATACCATCAACACGACCACCCATAAAGTAAGGTAGTTTTTCTGCTTGTGAAAAGTAATCTATTGCAGATTTAGCATTAACAATATTATTTTCTTCTAACATTTTAATTGCTGAATCGTTATTATATGCAGGATGATTTAATTTAATATCATCGGTAATTGTTTTTGCCGCTACTCTATCCCCTGCTTTTTTAGCATCTATAAGGTTTGAAACCTTAGGGCCAAGTTGGTCATCCCATAACTTACGAACACCATTTTTTTCATCATCAAATACCATTTTAACACCAGTGGCATTTGGAAATTTTTGTATTGTCTTTACTGCTCTAGTACCAGCACGGGCTGCGCTTGATAAACCACCAGTAAAATAAGTAAGTGGGTCAATTGCTAATTGATAAAAGAAATCTATTTTACCTGACAGGTCTTTAGTTTTACCATCAATGTAATCTCCAGTAGCAGTACTGCTATTTGGATTTTTGCTATAGAATGAACGGGCTATATCTCTACCTGGAGATACCTGTGCATACTTAACGCCATCCATTACTTGCTTAAACTCATCTGGATTGTTAAGTGACTCTTCTAAAGCATCTAATAGTTTTTGATTTACTGTACCGCCAGATGCTGCAATAATTTCTCCAGGTGTTTTACCCGCTAGAAATCCTTTTGCAACCTCTACTCTTTCATTACCAAAAGTATTAATAGTTTCAGCCAGTGCACCGTGGTCAAATATTCTACGACCATCCCAAGCATCTGTCCAGGTTTGCATAGAAAACAAACCTTCACCTTGAGAAGCCTGACGTGCTACTAGGTAAGGAGTATTGATTACTCTATTGTAAACACCAGCAGCCTTGAATATACCAATCAATGGGCTTGCTGCAATCTTACCAACAGTCTTTAATGCACCTAATGCATAGTCGCTAGCATCTGGTGGTGCTTGCATGTAATCTGCTTTAGGATATAAATACTTAAGTTTATTTTGAATCTCTGGGTCTAACTCGTTATATTCTTTTCTGGCAGCATCAGTAGATAATTGATTAAGTTTTTTATTTTTATCAACTGTCCAAGAAAATTGTTCTAATTGAGATACTTGGTCTTGTGGCAAGTTGGCAGCCTTAGCAGCAGCATAAAGATTAGGGTTAGTCTTTGCTACTATAAAATTAACTTTTACAGACATTAATACCCTTCGTCAACTAATTGTCTATAAATTAATTCTGAATCTCCAGATGGGTCATAGGCAATTAAATTTCTAAATACTTCTGTAATTGTAAAAGCCCTATTAGGCAAGACTCCCATTGCTTCTGAACCTGGACCAGGACCACGGTCAATACCTGCAGTAATTGGTTCTGAAGGACGAGCGGTAGGGGCACTTAGTGGTGTTGGCATTTCCATTTTAGGAATTGGATTACCAGCCATAGGCGCTGCTACTTGGTTGTCGTAGTTTTGTTGTCCTTGTCCATATGGTAATCCTGACATATAGGTTGCACCTTGTGTTGGACCCCCATCAGTACGTTGACTAAGAGAGCCAGGGCCTGATACTGGGGCTGGGTTATTCGGTTTTCTATATCCACCTTGCTCCATCATTCCTCCTACTTAGTAAATTGTGTTTTTATATGAACGGGTCCACCGCACCAAATATTATATTGAATTGCAATGTTTACTGCCTTCTTAGCAGCGCTTGATGCTTTCGCATGTGTCTTTGTTTCAAGTTCCATTGATGCTAATGCACCAAGGGCTAATCCTCCACCAGAACCAATTCCATATAGATTCTTGTCATCTCGCATATATCCAAAGTCATCGGTAACTTGATATAACTTTCCATTAAAACAAACTAATGCATCCCAACCAGAGTCATCCTCGCCTTTGGTTTTAGGTGCTGGTTCATAACCTGCATCTGCTAATGTTTGTTTTATAGATGGTAATACTCTTATCATCATAAAACGGTCTGGGTCTTGCGTCTTAATTACTTTAGGCGGTTGCCATAAGTTATTAAGGACATCTCCTGCTATAGCATCACCTGCTACTGCAATTAGATACTCACCAACTTTAACTATCTTGTCATAACCCTTTGCTACATAAGGTCTTTCAGTATATGTAGTCATTGAATCTGCTGCTAAGACAGCCCAGCCATTACCTTGTATGCCGACTATTACTGTCATCATCCCCCGCTTAAGTTATCTTCTTATTACTGTCCTTGCACTAGCACTAGCCGTACCGCCTGCACTTAAACTAGATAAAAGACTTTGTAGTCCTCCGCCTTGTTGTTGTGGTAGTTGTGAAGGTAAGCCTCCTGCTGGAGCCTCTGCGGGAGCAGGGGACGTTTGCTCAACCATTTGGGCACCAGCGGGAGGTAATTCTGGAGCAAAGATATCTTCAATCGCATCTTCAATCGAAATACCCTTTTGACGGGCTTTGATTACTTGTGCAATTTTCTTTACGATATCAGATGCATCTCCGCCTGATGCTGCTAGTTGTGGAATTGCTTGTGTGTATGCTTGTAGTGAACCCACTAAAGCATTACGCATTTCTTCCACTTCAATCTTTTCTTGTTCTTGGGTTACGTTAATACCAAATGGTAGTTCACGCATAGCCATATCCTTAGAAATTAATTTACCACCAAGTGCTTGTAGCATGAAGATAAGTCCCTGCGCTGGATTAAGACCAGCAAGCATGCCATAGCGAACATCGGCTGTGTAATCGGCTTTAATATCCTTTGATGGTGTGTACTCAAGTGAGTAAGGTGAACCAGCATCAACACCACGAATTGTTTTAACAAAGTTAAATAATTTCTCATCCATCTCAAAACAGATAGAGATAACATCTTTAAGAGCAGAAGCAAAGATTGCTTGGGCTGATTTAACCTGTGTATCAAAGCCACCCATAAGCGCTTGAACGCCTTGTCCCGTGACTATTGATGCATCTATGTTTCCAGTTCTTGACTCTGGATAACGTGTTCCAGTACGCAACTCATTAAGTAATACTTGTTGTTCGGTGAATGCACCCGCTGGAATATTTAAATCTACACGGCGCACACCTGCTGGTGAGTTGGTGCGGATAATTGCATCTCCACCCAACTGTAGTTCTTGAACATCGCCTGGTACAACAATTGGTGCTTGTACTGATTTCTCTGCTGCTTCCATCGCAAGTAATGCGAACCTATTACGAAGCAGTTGGATACCTAGTACGTCATCAAATTGACCACGCATCTCACCGTCTAGTGATGGACGCTTTGCCACCACAACTTGCATTTTACCAAGTGGGTTTTTGACTTGAGATAAAACTAAGTTATTCCGTGATGGAATAAAGATGGTTGATTGCTCTTTATCGTAATAACGAATAATGTCAATACGTGCATCTAGGTTCTGCTCATAACGGTCAGCACCTAATAGTTGAATCTCAAACTCAGGATACTGTGCAACCAGTTCCGCAAGTGTAAGTGAGTATTTCTTTGCAAAGGCAATACAACGTCCGTAGCGGTCAAACTCTGGGTAAGCCCCAATCGGACTTTCTATTCGGATACGTGGTAGCCCTGCTTCTTCGTCTAATTCAACAATGAATGGGACGAAACCAAATGTGATGTATTGGTCTGCACCTTGATACATCTGCACTTGTAAATCTGAATTGCTAAAATAATTTGTTGCAATACGAGTACGCTTATCAGCGAAGACTCTTGCTCTATCTGATACTTGGTTGGCTGCAGAACAGTTTACTGCTGGCAGCGGTGCCATAACTTCTGATAGGTCACGGGCAACAATGTCAATAAAGTTTGCTACTACGTTAGCATCTACACCCTCTGGAAAAAACTCAGGGTATACCTGTGATATCTGTCCTTTACGAACAGCAAGAACGTCTAGTTGTCTACGGTCTCGTTCTGATGAACGGGAGCGTAAAGATTCTACCCTCGCTGCAATTTGACTAATTGATAACATTATATCCTAACGATAGAAAAAAATTATTTACTTGCCACGCATTGGGTTGCTATTAATTTTAATTGGTAGTTTTTTATCTTGCGCTTTTGCTATTTTTTTATTTTGAGTAATTTTTTTTCTTGTTGCTCCACGAGAAATTCCTGTTTGGTCAGCACGTGGTCCACCTGGGAATGTATCAAAACGTTGTTCTGCATACTTTTCCCATCTATCTTCGTTAATTTTAGTAGCCGCTTTTTTTTGAGATTCAGTAGTAATTTTATTACCACGATTTTCAAGACCAGTTTTAGGAGCGGTTTTACTTGGAACAACTTTTACGCTTGAACCCATATTTTTATAAACAGGGTTAACGCTCTTAGCACCTTTACCTACAATACCGCCAGCGGCTCTTGTTGCTAATTTTTTTGCTACTACTTTTGCAGCAATACCTGCTGCAATTAATGGAAGTGCCATGTTATGTCCTTATCCGTATTGTTCGGCCCATTGTTCTGAAAAGGCCTCATCTAGATTGATTGTATATCTTTGCGCTGACTGTGCACGGGTTGTCCACCTATTAGATGAAAACTTCTGCAAGTGATTTGTTTGTTGCATAAACTCCCGTGCTCTAAGCACAGCGAACCATAGTGCCATAACACAGTCGGTCTTACCTCTAGTGCTTGGCTTCCAGGTAATCAACTGCTGAGTAAGAGACTTAAGTCCTTCAGAATCAGTAGTAGATGGAAGTTCAATCATATTGTTCTTCTGGAACTTTTCTTCTCGCATGGTTCCAAACAGGGTAGACATAGATGCTACACCAAATGATGCGTCCCACTTATTTTTGTTAGTAACATGAGATTCAAGTCTTACGCCATACATACCAAGCCATTGTCGCAAGTCATCATCTAATGAGTATGCTTTCTGGTGGGCGTTAATTTCTACTCTAAATTCTTGTGGCTTGTATTTCAATACAAGTTCTTCTATCGTACTTCTAATTTTTTGCGGGTTCGGTTCACCCATGTTAATACAATCTAAAACATATATTCTAGAATCTATTCTGTTATAGGTAACTACTACGAAGGCTGCATGAGCCTTATCTCCCATCGCTGGGTCAAATCCAATAATTGTGTAACCCTCAACTGCAGTCGGATGTCCCACCGCCCCTTGGCGCAATGGACCTTTTCTGCGTTGCCCGTTGGTACTGCCTTGCACCAAAGCGGGTGGGAAGATGGAATCTTCTTCGACATCCTCCTGCTGATAAACTAAAGCCCATGTTGACGGTGTTACTTCACTACGTCTTTTCTTTAATGCTATCCCATCCCATTTCGGGAAGAGGCCCTCTTCGTCAGGTACGTCAGAATCCCCATCCCACGGAAGGTCCGACTTAGGCCAGAGCGTCTTCCAGTCTTTAGGGTCTTCTGAATATTCCAAAACAGCAGGCATGCCCATATAAGTAAAAGGGCTTTTACCACCAGACCAGTGTTTGGTTTCACGGAGTTCTTTATAGAAGTCTTGCGCTGCAATTCGTGTCCCTACGATTAGTAACTTGCCATTTTTACCCAGACGGGTAATAACTTCTTTTTGTAACCAGTTGATTTGCTTTTCCCACTCATGGGCGTTGGCTGTAGTTATACAGTCATCAAGAATGATGAGGTCAGCACGTGCTCCATAAATCTGCCCACCCATACCAAGCGCCTGGATGGTGGGGTCTTTCTCTGATGAATTTCGTGCATCGCTCCCAAGATAAACGGTGTCAACTCGCCAAGTGTCTGAATCT